CATTGGACCCGATGGCGTGAAGTGCACACCAGCCTCACGAATCAGATCGGCCTCCCCAATACTGCTAAATGGTGTGAGATCGTTGTTGGGCGCCCAGATGTAGTACTTACCTCCAATGACAGCTATCTTGCCATTGATAGCACCTTCTAACTGGTCAATAATAAATGGGTGGTCATTAGTTACAGGTAGGATGCCACCAATACGGTATCTTGGCTTGCCATCAACAGTAGCTTCGCAGACGTTGGCCGCAGCCATTGCTTGGACCATGTCAATGTCATCGGGATCGATACCCATACCAATAACTAACTTGCCATTGATTTTCCAACCCAATAAATATCGTAGCGAGATCAGTGCCCAGTTAGCCCCAATGTCATCTGCACCATCATTGTATTGCCACGTGGCCTGATTATCAGCCCTATGTGATCCCGTCCCGCCACGAGTTGTATCCAGGCGGGGATCATACACAGGCCCGCCTCTAACCACCTGTGTAATGCGCGTTGGAACGCCTGAGGAGATTTTATCTTCACCTACTTTCCACCTCAATCTATAGTGGGTCATTCCCAAACCGTCAGCAGTTGAAGGCCAGAGACCTGGAGCAAAGTCGTCGTCAACGTCAATATCAATAAAGGCTGTCTGGACCTCAGTACCCAACTGAGTTTGCCTCCATAAAACTCCTGCCCAGGCGCCGATGGCTGCATCCCCAGTAAAGGTAATGAGCTCGTCATTGACATAGAAGGCCCCGTAGGACTCTATCTCGTGAGCCGCACCTGCAACAATATAACTGTAGAATTGGTCTTTAGCACCATGCTGGGCAGCAAATATAAGGTCTGTGGCCAATGCGGTCTCGCCGAATACCCACTTCATCACCTCGTTGGGATCGGACGAAACCCTGGTTCGCGACTGAACTGTTTTTAGATCAAGCGAGGGTGCTAGAAGCGACGCAAGGCCGCCTAATATGCCACCACCAACTGCGGCAGCAAGAAGGGCACTTTCGATGCCGAAAAGACCTGCGAAGGGAGTAGCTGCCCCTGCACCGAAGAGTAACGGCGCTAGAAAATAACCTCCTACGGCTATAAGAGCGCCTATGAATACGGCTTTGAATACTCTGGACATAAACTTACCGCTTCAGGTTCTCGGTACCTACAACGTTAGGCGTTAACGTTAAGGTCTGAGAAGGCAGTACGACAACATTAGGATCGTAATATGGAATTCTAAATGCTCGTTGCAACTTCTGTAGGGAGACGTATGCACTACCCTTCTCCCCCAAAAACAAAGCATAGCGGCCTAGCACAATACCGCACGAACCTTCGTAGAATGCTAGATCCCCTTTTTGGCCTTTCTGCCCTATGATAGCTTTACCAAACTTCTTGGTAAGGGTTTTGTAGAGGTTGTCATATCCAACCTCGTCCAGCACATCTTCAGCACTTTGCCAATCATTGTACAGACCTCGGAATTCCGGCATTGGATCTTCGCCAGTCATTGCCTCAATAGCACCTGCCGCAAAAGTACAACAATCGTGAGTGCCTAGCTTAAACTCTTTCTTCTCGGCCTCGAGAATGTATTCGTTAAGTCTTACTGGCCAGTCGAGGAATCGTGTCATCGGTCGCCTCCAGGATTGAAACCGGGGTCGCCCGGGCTGGGACGGAATGGCCGATCTGTTATTCCCTCGGGTTGGTTAGCCAACTGAATTATGAACGCGGAGAAATCATCGGAAGGATAGATCCTTGTATGATCCAACCAGCGGAAAAGGGAGCCTCTTGCGCGGCCGAGGTCCCGATCTATTGTAACGCTAACTGAGGCCTGTTCCATATCACGTGTCACAGTCATTGCAGACATTACACCTGTCTTTATACGTACCGGATCTGCTACCACTGTAGACTCGTCCGCATTTAATAACCCAAGCCAAAGCCAAGCACTCCTACCCCGCCATGTTCTCTTATCTTTAACGATCTGTCTAAGTAATTCTTCGTCGAGGTCCTGTCCCGAAACTAAGATAGTAGTCGGTCCGCCGATACCCTGGTCTTCTACTACATTTGACAACTCAATATATGGGGCCATTCCAAAGAAGACCTGCCCATCTAATGCAGGATCGCCAGTCGCAGTGGGTACAAAGTTACCTGGTCCGGTCCATGCAACAAGAGGGTCCGTTAAAATATCGAAACGGCCGATGAGCACAGGGCGTATCACTCCCGCCTCTAGGGCGGTCTTCATTCCTGCTGTAATATCGCGGCCAGGCATGTCTTACGGCCCGAAGTGTTCTATCGCGTCAATAGTAATGGTGTGTTGAACTGGCGGTGTAATGACCCACGATGCATCAGGCGACAGCATACGCATTGTGATTATGGGATTGATAACCTCTACCACAGCGTTATTGGCCGGCGATTGTCGGAGTGCTGGCTCGAAGTTAAACGTCACAAGGCCTGTACCGTTTGAGTCAGCCTGTGCCGTGAGACATTTGAACTCTCCATTGACTGAAATAAAGTCCCCTTCCAGCACAACAATATCGTTGTTGGATGCGCCATCACAAGCGAGGCTCAAGCCTAGCTGGGATCCGCCAGCGACGAGCGGATTCGGTCCGCCGTATGCAGCACCGGCGGACCATCCAGGCGGGGTCACCTGGAATTGATTAGCCGGTTTTGATAGCCGTACCAAAGCCGAGGTCCACGCTCGTGCATCTGCAAGTCTTAATTCATTCAGGGGAAACGAAAGAAACCAGACGGCCTTGGTGGCTTGCACCACAACGACAGAGCCATCAAGAAACTCCAACACACCGTCGCCTCGAAGCAACCGAAGACTCGTTGACCTAGCACTTATTGAAGGTAATGTGATTATAGCCATTACGCAAACTTTGGCCTCCTTAAACGAGCAAGGGTATTATCTGACGAAGCTTGAATGATTTGAGGCACTAATTCTACGCGCACAATCTCCTTAATCCTAGCTATGCTGCCAGCATCTGCTCCAGGTGCATTGATAGTAATATTCACGTCTCCCTGTTGTTTCTCCCTATTCCTATCCTGATTACTTTGTTGTTCGGGCGTCCTTATTTGTATCGTTTCTCCAGGGGTGGCATTTACAGTTATATGTTGGCTATCTGTGCCGCCACTACCTCCTACCTTTGCCTCTGCGCCATGCGCGGCATTCAACACACCAGTTGATGGGGCAGGCGTCGCACCGCCTGCACCTATACCGCCTGTCGGAGTAGGACCACCACCGCCGAAAAAGCCTCCAGAGAAGATTTGAGAAAAGATATTGGTAAGCGTGGATTGCAATTGTATTCTTATTAGATCTTGTATTATAGATAAGGCCAACGATTTAAAATCAGCCTTACCTTGCGCTGCCATATCCGCAATCCCAGATGCCATACCGTCTACAATACGCTTCTGCGTATCCCCCAAATTTTCGAAAGCCGACTCGGCCTCGGCTGCCTGTTTTGCTAATGGGTTTGTATCGGCGGCAGACGCTGCGGCAGCGCCATCAATAATCTCTTGCCGCTTTGTACGCAGGGCCTTTATTTGTTCCACCGTTGCATCCCTTTCCGCTATTGCCGATTCGATAGCAGAAAGGGCAGCTCGACGTTGGACTGCGGCCACCTCTTCCGTATCCCTTATTAGATCGTCTGTTATTTCTCGGCTGGCGCTTAACTCCTCGTCACGCTTATCTATAATAGCTTTTATCTGTGCATCGATGGCTGCTATCTCAGCCTTCCTCGCGGCCTCGTTGGCTTGTATTTGTTTTCTAGCCTCCTCCTCCCCCGTGGCAAGGCCGGTGATGGATGCTGAGATATTTCGTATCTCTGCCGCACGTTCGTCAAAGCCTAAGTTTTCTAGCGTATTTGCTACGGATGTGACCTTTTCGGCAACTTGCAATATGAGGCTATCGATGACCCCGGCGATGGTCAGCTTTATATTATCAAATACACGTACGATAGATTGGCCCATGCCTACAAATGTTTTGATAACTCCCTGCACGGCCAGTTTCATGTTGGCCACAAAGTTTTTTGAGAAGTCCACAAACGCAGCAATCATTAAGAATACAGCCGTCCGTATTTTCTCAACTAGACCTATCCTAAACAGATCGGCCGCGGCAATCATAAAAGTGAATCCCAACTTGAGATTGGCAGGGCCGGCGATGACGAATTGCTCCCATAGAAACTTGGTCCATTTAACTATGTTCTGAATGGCAGCTGACCACACACCTTGAAACACCGCTGCACCGCCTCCTGCCTTTGTAACGGCCACAGTAATTTGATCCCAGGCTAGACCTATATCCTCAAGAATTCTGTGTATGGCATCCAATGTAGCAGACACGCCTTTCTTTAACAGAGGATTGGCAGCTAGAGCCCTAATATTCTCGGTAGCCGACTTTGTCATGGCGCGTAGGGCTCCGTTCAGCTCTGCCCCGATCGTTAGCTCCAAACCCTCGTAAGCCGACTTTAACGTTTTGACATCACCGCTGAGGTTGTCTACACGTATGGCTTGTTGCTCATAAGCAATGTTCGTGCCAGTCAGTTGTTCTGTGAGCTTACCCAATGCATCCCTCTGTTGAATAAGCGTTTTGGCAGCGGCTAAATTCTCGCGACCAAAGAGACGAACACTTGCCGAACCCTCGTCCAACCCCGCAGCGGCAAGATTTTCTAGTGCAGTCTGGAGGCCGACCACTTCAGGTTTGAGCTCATCCCTCGATTGAGCAGTTAACGCAAGCAAGACTCCTCTAAACTGATTACCTGCTTTGCTTCCTTTTAATGCTCTACTTGACATCAATTGTAGAGCGGCATTTGTTTCCTCAAAACTCAAACCTGCCTGTGATGCAATAATTCCAGATTGCTCCAAAGCCGTTCCCATATCTCCTACAAGAGCGGCGCCTCGTTTCGAACCAGCAGCCAGTACATTTATAAATCGTGAAGCTTGGTCAGCACCTTCGCCAAACTGATTGAGTGCAGATGCCATTACATTTGCCGCAGTAGGCAGGTCTTCTCCAGTTGCCTCTGCCAATGCAATAGCTTCCTCAGTTACAAGAGCTAAGGCCTCAACATTTTCGAGTAGGTCTGGCTTGGCACTTGCAATTATTTTGAATGCTTCCGCGGCCTCGGTTGCTGTTAAAGTTGTTTGAGCGCCGAATTGTTTTGACTTCTCACGTAAGAAGTCTAGGTCCTTTCCTACAGCACCTGTTATGGCACTGAGGTCGGATACCGCTTGGCCGAAAGCTTTTTGGGATTTGACAACCCCTGCGCCGATTTTTATTGCCGCAAGGGCTATTGCAATAACCCCCGCACTCTTTGCTAGACCACGGAGAGAGGTAGAATGCTTCTTAGCATCCCGCGCTCCTGCGTCATGTACCTGTTTAGACTTGCGTTTTATGGAATCCAAAGCACGACGGATGGCCGACGCGCCTTTCTTCGCGCCGCCGGAACCGATGCCAATTTGGATGTCTTCTCGCAATTCCATTATTCAGTACCACCCTTCTTCAACTTGTTCATTTCATCTAACCTTTCCCGTTCCTCTTTAATGGCCGCGGCCGTGTCGTGTACACACTGATCACAATGCATTATTAAGGTCGCAAAACGTTCAACATCATAAACGGAATAGATCCTTGCAAAGGCCTCAATCTCCGACAACACTATGTGATCAAATTGTCTCCTGTTCCATAATGCGTTAAAGGCCTCGAAAGCAAATTCCAAATGTACAAACAAGGCCTCCGTTTTTCCTGCTGGTGTTGCTCCTGGATTGTCCTCCTCTATGCCTTCGAAGAACTCTTGCCTTTCTTTGGTCCACCGACTGCGGTAATCGGTGACCGTTTGGAGTTTTTTAGGTCGTCTTCTAACCTCTCTTCCCTGTAGTTTTCAATGCGCTGGCTTTCGAGGAGGACCTGTTCCTTAAAGTCGTTCAACGACGGGTCCAGCAATAGCTCCAAACACTTTTCCTCCGAGTACAGAATCTCAACACCGTCGAGCATGAGGCCAGACCATCCTTTAATGATATGCTTGGCCATACACCGAGACAGTATTTTACCGGCTGTCTCGTCCGTAATTTTTCCTCGGCCTACCGCTTTCTGGTAAGGCTCCGAAATACGTTCCTGCATCTTCCTGAACGCAGGATTGTTAAACCTGGCAATGGTAATCGTGGTATCAGTATCGACCTGGATCTCCTTGCCTTCCTCCTCAAGCTGAGGATCCGTTTTGTATTCTCTCAAGTCCATTATTATTCTCCTATGGTTAGCACCATCTAAAGTTTAAACAGGAAATTTATCAATGCGGGCCATTACACCTTGCGTGGCATGCATCTTTGCTTCCCATTCCAACGAGGCCACTACCTCATTGTCGTTGCCCGATCCAACCACGTCGCCGTTTGTATACACGACTGCCGGGAAGGATAGGACCATGGTATTACCTGCTGGGTCTGTAAGCACGACCGAGATACTGGAGTCTGTTGAGTTGACGTACTTATCAAACAGTACTTCATCCTCAAACAAGGCCACCAACGAGCCGTTGCAAGTAAACCTTCCTAGACCAATGTCTACTGCGGCGACTTGGCCTACACCATCTACCACCCTCAAGTTGGCATTGTAGTTGGCTTCAAGTGTTTGCACGAAAATACCAGCACCTAGCACAGCGCCACCCTCTAACACTTTTCCTACGTTCCTAGAAGCATTCAGAATCTCGAAGGTGGGTGCCGCTGCATAGGCTCCTGAGCCGGCCGTGGCACCTGCTATGAAGCCCGCCTTACCCATCACTCCAAACGTGCCAGTTACCTTTTGCCGAGACGCTATGTTCAGCGTAAGGGAATCCATACGGCAACCTTGTAAGGTCATGAACTGAGTCACATCGCTCATATCCTTTTCGAGCGTGAAGCTTTTCTCAGTAACACCGTTCACCAACGTACTGGCGTCAATGCTAATGGAAGGTCCTACCGCCTCAGTCACAAGCGTACCGGCCGTCACAACAATCTTTGCCGTGGTGGCCGTCACAATTTCAAAGTAACCGTTATTGGCAGGATCCACAAAGCCTTTAACGTATATCCACTGGCCCGGTACTAGCGCAGTGCCAAAGCCTGAACCACTGTCGTTAAAGGAATTGTCGGCGGCCGCGGCATCTACTGTGGCAACAGGTCCGAACCCTAATGGTGTTGTGAAGTCTTCTGCAAAGACACCCTGGTAATAGATATCGTGGGCGGCAAACGACATTTCAAAGTCGAAACCCCCGTCTGCATTGGACCCTACCTCAACTATGGCAGTGACCTGTCGATCCGAGCGCACCTCATCGCTTCGTAAGGTTTCCTTTCTGTGGCCGAGGTTCTCGGTGTTGTAACGTATGCTGGTCAGAGCAGAGGCCGGCGTGACTCCCCACGTGACTTCGGCAATTCCAGCCAGTTGTACTCTACTACTGTCAGACATAGTTATGCCCTCCTAAGTGAAACTTCTTTCAAAATCATGGTCGAAAAATACTTTGGCGTTGGCCTGCCAAAATGCTTCTTTGCTTGTACTGCTAATTCCAACTTGTACTATCTCGGATTCCCGAAAAGTAATACCTGAAAACTGCTGGCCTTCAAATATTGCTATAACGGCATCCGCCATTACCATACAGGCCTGTGTTCCTTTTCTCGGCAAGATGAAGCATTGTGCAACAATCCAGCCTGGCCGCCTATACAAAATCTTTTTGCCCGCAAAGCCCATCTCAATAGCTCGACCTGTGCGGACGAAGAAATGTATGTAAGGTCCTGGTGGTTTTTTACGCGCATCGTTCTCGTAGCGAATCGCAACACCGTCGTCGATCCACTGTGCGTCAAACCTTGTCTCTATGGCCAGCTGTGCGGGGGCATTTTCTGACATTACAGTGCCACTGCAAGTGAGGCCAGGTTGTTGTTAATACTTCTCTCGACGAACCCTGAGGGCGCCTGGTCTGAGGAGCCTTCGTTGAGAAAAGTAATATATGGCAGGCTATTACTTATCCACACCGTGGAGAAGGGTTGTAGGCCTGCTAGACTTGCTGCGGCAATACCTTCTTTGGCACCTTGTATGCCGCCTGGTGAACCTCCCGAGTCCGTAACCGATCTATCTACTGTACCAACTGAAATATTCCAGTTGTTCATAGCTCGGCCTGTATCCACGGGCGTTTGCTCCACGAGGTCTGCAAAGATGTCAAACGCAAGCTTTTTCTGAAGGGTAACGACAGACACGCCAACACGGTCGGCCACCTTATCGAAACGTTTGTTCAGTTTCCGCAAGTTTGTAACTCGTATGCTCATTCGTGGAACACCATTTCGCCGTCAGCACCGCCTCCGACTCGGCCAACTAAGAAGATCCATAACCCCTCCGCGGGGTCTCGCACGAATCCCTTAACCAGCCATGTGTCATCATCCTTCACTATTCGGTCTCCGGTTGTTGGGCTTATTGTGATGTCTATGCCTGGCACAAGCACCAACTGGTCTCCCGGTAACGCTACCTCCACAAGTTCTGTGGGCAGTCTTGGATCGGTCTTTCTCAAGGCCTTAAAGATTGCCCTAACTGAGAGCGTAACCGATGCAGGATCGGGGGTTACAATCCCCGTTGATACATCGTAGTCAGGCTCTGTTCCCTCGTGTATGTAGTCGTGGTTTTGTTGCAAGTCACCGACCGCAACAAAAGCCGTTCCAACAAGTGATTGGATGGTGGCAGATAATCCCATATTAGGTCCTCAACAGTGCCACCGGCACTGCCCTGGCGCCAGTCGTGGACGCCACCTTAAGTCTTCCTAAATGTGAAATCATTTGATAAACTTCATCGGGTATAGTTCCGAGCCGATCAAGCTTATCGAATGTCAACTCAATTACATCTACCTTCAATTTAGATAGGCCTTCCGTTCCACTCTCAATGGATCGGTCGCCTGCAATAAGGAGACGGGCAAGCTCAGACACTGCATTCTTTAAACTGGTTGGCAATTCCGCGGAGTCGATAAGTTCTCCATCTCTATCCAAGGCGCCGAAGCGAGGCCAACGTAAAGCCTGCGTCAGTGTAAACTTGCCGCCTTGCCAATCAAAGTGTGTATCCAGTAACCGCGTGGCCCACACTAAGGCGGCTTCTTGATCTCCTACTACCGCACTCGTCCAGCCCGTGGAAAACAAACGGCCTTCGTGGTACACAGTACCTTCTGCCGCCGTCACGTAACTGTTGGAAGCTGCGCCGCCTATAGTTGCATCCAATGTTAGAGCCATGCCCGTTCCTCTTTAGTAGGCCTTCCTACTCCTCGTCGTCCTCAGCATCAGCGTCTATCTTTGCTTGACGCTCGGCCTGTCCAGCCGCCACTTTCTTCTTCCCAGCAGCATCGAGGTTATCAAAGGACGGGCCGCCTTCACAGCCTTCCTCCTGCACAATGAACGGGGACTCATTTCCTGCCTCCTTGGCCGCAGCATTTACCTTATCGAATTGGACCTTGGGAATTCTAAACCGCCGCTCAGGATGTACCACTGTAGCCACTAAGACTGTTTCTGCCTGTGTCATTTCATTCTCCATCAGTTTTTAAAAGGATGGCCGCTAGGCCATTACTCGTCGTCTACAACTTTCTTCTTGGCCTTCTTCT